AACGGAGATGATGTTAATGTCCACTCATGATTACAAACACCCAACATACAACAATCTTTTGACATTGGATTTGATGTTGACCAATAATGTTTTGGCGTCGAATCAACATGATCTAACTGACACATTTCATACCAATCAAATGCATCATCCTTGACATGGTATGCAGTTCGCAAACAATCATTAGTATAATGTGAAATTATTATAGTCAGATCATTGAAAAGAGGAGTCATTTGTGTCAAAGCATTAGCAAAATAAGCATTACAAGATCTCTTGCCTGTTGCAACACATTTATCAAATACCACTCCAAAATATTTCGCATAATTAAGTTTCTTACCCAACCGAGTATACTGTTGTTTTTGTTGAGGTGATGTTCCCATCCAAGTTTGATCAACATCTAAGGCTTGATACCTACTGTCTTGAGGAATTGAGGATCCACACACTCGCTCCTGATTTGGATAATGTATTAAACAAGACTCATACAAATTTCGTGGCTCTTTCCGTGGATAACATTGTTTACAATTAAACGAACCTCCAAGATGAACTGTTCCTTCACCAGGGTACCCCAATGTTGAATCAAAATTTTGATGTTTAACATGATGAGGTTTATTTTTACGACTATGATGGTGTCTCTTAATACAATCGTTTGGGTGTTTCCCACCTTTTGTAAATCGACCATCAAATTTTCGTTCTTGTTCACATTGAAAATGTTGTGGTTTAACCTTCTTATTACTATCTCTCAATGTACCACAATTTGGATAAACAATATAATCTTCATCATCAAACACGACTACACTCTTTGGAAACTTTGGATGTTCAATTGCCAGTTTTTGCGTTGGCGCGTCAACCAATCCTTGCGCTGGTACGCTTTCCACACTCTGCATATGGAATGAAGCATTATTTTGAACCGTGGACTTTTTGTCACGGACGATAGGCCACAGATTACCCACCGCTTTCATCTCAGGGGGCCTATGCTTAAAGGACTTACCCTGAGCTCCCAAACCAAATGAACCAGGAGCAACCAACTTTGGGTGGTTAGCCCGTGTTCAGTAAGGATCTATTCCCAATTGCCCGTAACACATCTAAATTGCTAAAATAGATAGATCGTGGCGCTCAGAATCCCCAAACCGAACGAGTTTAAATGCAGCGGCAACACATAAACCCCATTAACTTAGAATCTGGATTACACGGTTATTTTCCATGGCGCACCAGAGTTTTTAAACTTAAGTTATACTGGACATCTCCAGCATCAAAATGATAATGCACATAAAGCTAAAAACTTCAATGTTTTACCCTGCGTCCACGAACACGGCCAATTAAGGCAGTACGACGGATTAGCAGACATAACCGGTTGTCCAATGGTTCATCAAGCGGAGAATATGGCATGGTCTATAATACATGGTGGTAGTTTTAAAATACAGGTTTCTCCGGATCAAATATATAATCAGTCATTGGCTTCGGTCCAATTGACTGTATGTATGCCAGTTCTTAAAACGATGGCGCGTCACAAAAATATTTGCATACCTACAACCACTAGTGTGTCTGCTAGCAGTAAACATAACGCTATCACACTACACAAAACAAATAAAATTACTTCTTCCAAGAGGAAGCTTTTCGAGGGAAACAGTGTGTTGGATTCTTTTGATCATCAATAACATTAGGTGGCTGAACCCAATCAGTCTCTTCCTTAACTGATAATGGGACTTTTCGAGGTAATGTCTCACACTTATTTTCCAATCTTGGTGGCAACATAGTTTGTAGTCGTTTCTGACGAACTCGATCTACAAAACCTATGCTGGTTGGTTGGAGTGATACAATGAAGTCACCATCTGGTCTCCATTTCTCTTCAGGTGCCGGCGTTACAGTGAACTGATCATCAACTACACCAAATGTGACACTTGGTCCTGAAGTAACACCATCATACTCAAACCAACCAAATGATGTTGTTGTACGTGATGCTCCACTAGCTGTGACTATAGTTGGTGTATCATACTCTAGCTCACCACCTCCATAGACCATATCAAATGGGGTTACATTTGTATATGTCACGACTGATATTGGAGATATCAACAATGTACTACCTGTAGCTTGATAATAATTGTTACTTG